CACCAGTCACTGTGGCACCCGCAGCCACATTGGTTCCATACACATAAAGACCTGATTGAATGCCTGTGGGTTCATACACAGGGTTTAAGGCTGAGGCACCTGTGTTGCCTAAGGCTTCACTGGTGGCCTGTGGTGTGATTACCAAGGGTGATCTAAAGTTGGCAGTGAGCCAACCAGGTTGGCTGGTTGCGTAACCACTGAAGTTTTGTCCTAGACCGCTGGGTCCACTCAGTGCATAGTTAATGCCATCAATGATGCCATCAATGTCACCTGGTTCAACTGGAAACTTGGCCATATATTACCTATCATCCTCTGTGGGTGTCCACTGCCATGTAACAGCGGCACAATGCCAAATGTTTTCATCACTGGTATTACCTATTTCTAAGGTATTAACACGATTGGCGTTTTGATTGATCTGCACCCAAGGTGTTTGTGTGTCAATAGGCATCACAATACTGAGTGCATCATTTTTAGGTGCGCCTGTGCTGCCAGAGCCTTCAACCTGTATGCTGATATCTCCATACTGTGGGCTAGGCACTGTGCTGGGTATCAATGGCAGTCCTTTGTAATTCAAGTTCATGGCTTCTGGTAAAATACGATGCACTAGAATTTTGGTACTGTAGTCTGGGCTTAGCCTAATGTTATCGCGTCTAAAGCTGCTTCTAATAGGTGAACTGTTGATAAAGCCATAGCTTTGATTCATCTGCACCAGCTGACTGTCTGCCACTGCTCGCACATACATCACTGTTCTGCTGGCACGGTCTTGACGCCAGGCCAACACAGGATCATAAGGCAAGCGCACAGGACTTTCTATAGCAAAGCTGGCTTGGTTAACATCACGCGGTGCGTTCCATACTTCAAGATCATAACGATAACTCAACATGCGATTTGGTGTGCCACGATCCACAATGTCAAATGTCAATCCTGTTAGTGTGCCTGCTGTTGATGCCACATTGGTGCCGCTTGGGCTAGTGCTCATGGTGAATTCATTGATGGCACCTGTGTTGTTGGGGTCTAAGCTGGTGATCCAGTATGTGGTAGGATTTGAGTAGCCTGTGATGGTGCCTGTGCCTGTCAAGACGCCTGACACCCGCAACTCCATGCCCACTTGCAAGCTGATGCTTTCTGCTGAGAATATGCCTGAGTTGGCAGTGGCCATAACTGCGCCAGTGGGATCTGGTACTCTATAGTAATAGATTTCAATTTGGTTCTTTTGTGTGTTGGCTTGCATAAATGTGCGTTGCACATTGTTGACATCTATTTCATTAAACAGCCAATTCTTCACACGCTGGTTGCCAATGCCCACAAAGTTGTTGCCATCAAACTGCCACACATCTCTGGCGTCAATGCCATACACCATGCGGTCAGCCACAGCACAGCAGTTGGTGGTCAACATGCCTCGACCTTGGTTGAACAATCTCACACCCAGGATAGGCGTATTGGTTGTGGTATAGTTGATGGGACTAAACACCACTGTGTCCCAGTATGAACATAGGTATAGGTTACCATTGCAGGGGAAAGCATCTAAGGCTTCACCGCGTAAGGGAACTTCCAGCTGGTTGGCCACATTCAGCACAGTGGGTTCCCAAGTTAAGGGTGCTTGGTTGATACCAAAGTTCTGACTCCACTGCACAGTATTGGCAAAGGTCTCTCTGCTGTTGTCTAGATAAGTGGCTGTTAGGTTACCAGCAACTAGGATACTGCCCACATTGGGTGTGTTGTAAAGTCTTAGCCATTTGGCAAACACGCTCTTCCATTGTGGGTTGTAGTTCCAGCAGTACAAGGGTGCCACTGACCCCACACTGAATCCAGGATAGGCCGCAGCTGGACTGGCTTCATAGTTCACTGTGGTTGTGGTACTTGAGACAACTCTAAATGTGCCGTTGTAGAAACTGTTGACATTTGAAATCACAATTAGGTCGTTTACAGCATAAGGCGCACTGGCATATGGTGTGTCAAATGTGATTTGTTGTTCTGTGGCACTTACATAGGTAATGGTGCTGATACCAGCTGGCACAGTTTGACTGTACAATTTCAACTGTGGATATGGATTGGTAACACGACCTGTCACTGTCAATGGACCTGCTGTGTTGCCGTTGAAGCTGACAGTGGTTGTGGTACAACCTGTTACCGTCTTAAAGCCGTTGAAGCCTCCAGGTGTGACGCCTGTGACTTCAATGGTTTCGCCCACTGCAAAAGGCGGAATGGTTTGAGCAGCAAATGTCAGTGTTGAAGTGCCAGCTGAACTTGAAGCTGCGGCGACTTCAAGGTTAACGCTTTCTGGCCACAGCATGGGAGCATTTTGCTCATCATTGAAAAAGGCAATGGTGCCGTTCCAAGTGTCTGTGATGTTTTGATTTCTAGCATAGGTTGTGCTTAGGCCTGCAGGTGTGATATCAAACCAACTGTTGCCACCACGCTGACAGTACCAGCGGCCTTCTAGAGTAGCAACCACATAGTAAAAGAAATCGTTTTGTCTGTAACCACCAGCAAGGTAAATGGGTGTGTGATTGTTGGGAATCACTGCTCCCCAAGCTTCATCACCACTGATGGAGCGTATGCCCCTAACATCTGTTTCTACATTGAGACCCACATTGTATTCGTTGGGGCCTAGGTTGGTGCTGGGTACATCAGGTGTAAAACTCATTTTACCAAATGGTACACGAGTTTCTTCAAAACTGCGTTTAATAGCTGGCATGCCGGTTCCTTATAATTCAGCGCCAGACTGGCGCCGCTTGAATTATTTATGGACGCAGATGTGCCTTACCGCTGCTGTTAAACTACCTGGTTCTGGGCTAAACCATTCTGAAGTCTGGGTGGTTACGGGTCTAGGCACACGATTCTCACTCCAGCTACGATGTTCCTGAATCTGCACGAGACCTCGATCACAGTTCACACGCACCCTAAATTCTTCACGCTGTTGATCATAACGGTTTTGCAACACTATCCAAGAGATGGCCATACTCTCTTGGCGTTGAGCGTCACCAGCTTGAAACAAGATCTGATGTGTGCCAGTGGCTAGAGTTCTAGTCAATGGTGCAGGGTATTCTGGAGCAGAGTAGGCTTGTGCTGTGGCTGCTGTGGTCAGCAAGATAGCTAGGGTGGCCGCAAGTTTGAACATGTTACTTCTCTGGAAAGTAACCAAACAAGGCTGCAAGGAACATAACCAATTCATAGCCAATCCATGCGGCAGTGGCTACGAGTGCCGCAATTACTGCTAGTGTAAAAACAAATGCCATTTCATTCTCCTCGTACTAGAACCACACCGCGCAGTTCATGTGTTTATTATACTGCTCGGGACTGTGGTTGTCAAGCTATTTAGCATTAACCCTGTAGTTTTTGATTGATATCCGTGAGTGGTCCAAAATGTGTTGTAAATCTGCAACACCAGTTTGGTCCAAACGCCAGGTCCAATCTCGGAACCCTCTCAAACCCTCTGAGAAGAACAAACCCCAATAATGTGTCGCGAAGCGAGGCCAGAGGGAGGGCGAAGCCCTGAGAAAAACAAACTCTCGCACTTCATTAGGTCTTTAGACCTGTTTGTTTGTGCAACAAACAAACCAGAGGGGCGAGTACTCTTAGTACTTCTTATTTCTCTTAGTACTATTAGTAGTAATAACTTCGCGGCCTGCATCATGTATTGGCCTGAAAACGAGCAAATCTCTGCGCTGGAGTTTCTTCATCTTTGGGCTTGTTGTATTCTGGCTTTTCAATTAACCACAAGCTGTAGGCCACAATGCCTTTGGCTTGTTGTGCTGGAGAAACTTTGGTATTCAATTGATCTACTTTGGTTACAGCACCCAAACACAATCCAAATGTTCTACTGCCAGCATCATATACTGCAATTACACCTGGATTCAATGGGCGTATATTTGCCACACCTGGTACATAACGACTCTTCTCGCGACCAAAACCTGTGCGTAAGTAATTCTCTTTCCAACTGGGATTACCTGTACTGGCTATTTCAATCACACGGCTTCTTAGTTGACTGTGCATCTTAAGCATGTGTTCACGCACCGCATCTTGATTGTATTCCAAACAAGTTTCACTTAATAGATTCATTGCTCTGCGTGAATCTCTACCGCGGCCCTGTAGTGCAATCATTTGGTCTAAGGCACAGTCATTCCAAGTTTCATTTTTGGTTAACTTTGCTTTAACGCTGGCTTTTACCTGGCGTCCTTGTTTGGTTTCATTTTCGTACACAGTAACCTGTATTGCATGCCATTTAATTAAAGGATTGTACAGTTCTGGAATTAGTCCAGGCATTGTTTCATCAATCATAGTTCTACCTTTTCATTTCCTTTCTTAATTTTTCTAATCTTTGCTTTCTACCTTCAGGTGAGTTATCCACTACTCTGCAAGTAATACCTTCTAATAGCATTAAACATGCTTCTTCTCTTGCGTGTTGTTCGCATTGAAAAGTTTGATTGGTAATCCAGTAATCATTTTCTAGATCACGCTCATCTTTGCCAACTATTTCAATATGCCATCTATTCATTGTACTAAACCCAATTCTCGTGCATTGGCGCTGTCTTGTTTGCTGAGCCAAGCCACATGAACTTGACAATGTGTACAATAGTAATAGCATTGGCCTTTTAGCTTGTGGCTGGGTCTCACTACCACTGTGTGATCTTGATGCTTGAGCAAAGGCTCATGCCGTTGTGATGTGCATTTCATTTCTTTATTCCTGTTTTGTATTCTTGGGCAGCTTGTGCATCAAACACAGTGCTGCTGGGCACAATTTTAACTTCCAAACCTGCTACTCTACATAGCATGGCATACTCTTGTGCTTGAGTCCAATCGCCAAACTGTGTGGCTGGATAGTTCTCCACACGCCATCTGCGACTGGCTTGATTGAGAGTCATGCCCAGGGTATTGACACCTGGCTCACGCGGCATGACCCACCAACTCGCAGTCACGAAAACAAACTCCTGAGTTCATCTGCTTGCCAAGCAGCCTGATCATCTGGATCACGAATTTCAATGATCCAAGGCTCAAATGCTCTGGGGTCTTGTTTTGGATCCCATTCCAACAGCGCAGCCACCCACATGGCCACCAACCAATTGTGGCGATCAATAAAGCTGCGGGTAAGATCATGTGGCCGGCCGCCTGCTCTGCGATTGGCCAGGTGTGTGAGAATATCTCGGGTCAAGCGTTCCAAAGTGTACTGCTGTGGATCATTGCCAATGCAGGGCAAAGGATGGGATACACCCAGCAGGGCTTCTGTGTCTGCCCAGCCCATTTCACGACCCCAAGCTTGTATTTGACCTGAAATTTCTGTCATGCGCTCACGCATGATCTTTAGGTCCTGTGGACGCACACCTTTGAGATAATGCGTTTGTAGTGGTTGGCCTACGGCATTGAGGCGAACTCGCCCTTGCACAGTGGTTTGTGCGCTCATTACTTCCCAACGGCCAGAATAAATTGTCATGTTAGACTCCCTTTGTAAACACACAGTTCTCGACAACTGCTGTGTTATTATACTTAGTTTCAACCCCTAAATCAAGCTGCCAAATAGCCTAAAAATTGCAGTTTTTGATTTTAGTGCAGGGTTGTGGTTGTGGGTGCCATTCTGGCCCTAAGTTCACATAATAACTCATCACAACGGTCCAACATCACAAGAGCCTGTTGGTGTTCTCCCATGCGGTCCAAAACTTCGTGTGTTTCTTCACAAAGTCTAATGTTATCCAAGAGCTGTCGTGCTGTCATTGACTGTGGTGTTTGCATGTTTGTAGTTAGTATGGTTGACAGGTCGCTGCGTGTTCTGTATAAATATAGCTAACACAGACGCCAGTCAGTGCCAGGGTTTAAGCAGATTCTTTAGGCCATTTTAGAATCAGCCTCCGTTGAGATGCACCACTCCCGCATCGCCAAACCCGAGAAAGCGCCCTAGCGGTCTCGTACGCCGCGCAGTGAAAGGTTTAAGGCATTTTTCCTTTCACCCAAGGCGCTTTTCTTTTGGCCGCACAACTAGTACTTGAGTAGGGGTCATACTTTAGTAAAGTTTCACTGAATTTTTTCACACCAAAAAACCTAGTCTAGCGGTGCCGCTAGGCTAGAAAAAATGCCCCATTTTTGGGGCATTTTGCATTTAGGCCTGTTTTGTGCCTGTTCACTGGGTAGGGTAGCTGGCTGAATTTAATCAGGCGTATTTGAGGGGTTTTTTAACATGCTCATACGACCATTGCGTATCTGCCATACTTGAAATTGATCTGTGTCAAATCTCAAGTTGAGACTGTCAGCCAAGCGCAAGGCATGACCACTTTCTGGAAAAGCTATCTTGCCGTACTTGAAGTTTAAGCCATCATGAGGACGATGTTTGCGGACCTTGATTGGTTGCCCAGAGTGCATTACCACAAACACAGCTTCAGCATAGCTGATATCTATGCAGTGGTCATCTGTGCGATCTTCTAAGAATACTTGAGGTTTGGTTCTAGCCATGATTACAAATACTTGTTTTTGATTTTCCACACAGTGGTTCTTGTGGTGTGATGTTTTAGGGCAATTTCGCTCATGCCCAATTGATCCGCACGAATGTCTTCTATGATGGCCTTGGGGTCCACAGGTATACCACGCCCTGCTCTGAGTTTTTCACTGCTGAGGCCCGCTTGCCACTTTCTGTAAACATAGACCACACTATTGAATGGAAGTGATTTGAAAGCAGCAGCAGCACGAGCATCCATGCCTTGCTCAAACAAATTATACATTTCAGCATGATCAATGGTGTTGCGACGCTGAGGTTCTGAGGTCTTGGTACCCTGTGAACTTTCAGGCATGGCCCACCAAGTCCACTCTGCACCATGTGCAATGAATCTGCGCCTTGTTTCTAAGATTTGATCTGCAGGCACCATCACAGCTATGCCAATGGCACTGACAGGTGTGCGAGCTCGTTGTGTGCGATAAAAGTCTGGACTAAGTTTGAAAAATCTGTAAAGGCAAGGCCAAGTTTCCGTCACAGGCAAGTCAGCAGGCCTAAACCAAATGCCACCCAAGGTAATGCCATGATGTGTGAGTATGGAATTCATGCCAGCCAATTCAGCAAACTTGTGGCCCACACTTCTACTGAGCCAACTTCTAGGCGTACCCAGTATGGTATTACTGCTTAGTTCAGTTTGTGTTGCTGTATGGATCCACTTGTTTGCACTCATACCCATATGTATGAGTGCCTGTGAGCCTGAGTTTGGCCAAGCTGCTTACATGTTTACATCAAAGATAACACTGATTCTGTCTTCAGTGCTGTTGTTCCAAGAAGTGTGTACTCGCTTGTTGTTGAACCAAAACAACATGCCTGGTTCAATTTGTCTGCGTGTGTCCTCAACAGTATAGATGTATGATCCTGTGATGGCTATGTGATAGCGATGTCTAACTCTGTAGTACTCACCATCATCCACATGTGGAAACACAAACTTGCCTGGCAACAGTTTAACAATCACTATTCTTGCCACAAGTTCTTGCGGAAAGTATTTGTAAATTAGTTTTAGTGTTTCTGGATATTTCTTGTATAGGTCAGTGGGACGGTATTCGTGATTGTCTCTGTGATCCGCTAAGAAAGTTGAACTCCAGGGTTTGACAAGGCTGATGGTTTCGGTGCCAGCTTGTTCATAGAACAAGTTTTGACGCTTGGTGTCAACAAGCCAGTTATCAGGCTGAGATTTTATTTCTTCTAAGGCCTTTTCTACATTAAAGTTTCGTGTGATAATTGAAATGTCCATGCATTTAATTATCAACGCACATGAACCACAATGTATCCAAGCAAGGCCAGTAATCCAACTACCACACTGGCACCAGCACCAACCATGGTGTTGAACTTTTGATCTTTGGCTTGTCCTAGTAAATTTTTAAGTTGGTCAAACTGTTCGCGCACTTCGTCTTTGAAGTCCCGCAAATCACGATTGATATCTTCAATCTTGTTTTCTACACGAGTCATGCGATCATCTAGTTGCTTGTAGCGTAATTCGCACAGGTCCACATGTATCTCCAAATTATCTCTTTCTGTGCTCATAGTTTTTGTGGGCTCTCAACAATTTTGTTAGCGCATGTGTACAAGTGTTCAGTGCTGGGCTGAGGTGTAGTACCTGAACTCAGCACTGGCTTGTTGGCGGAACCAGCAGCTATTGCTGTGGGCATATCAACTGGTTGCGCTGCGGTGGGCGCAAAACGAATGATCAAACGACCATTAATTTGCATGATTTGCTCCTGATATGATTGCTGACTCATGACTGCAATCCTTTACATACCTGCTGGAATCACATTGACCAACAATGCTGGTGCTACAGGACTTACATATGGCGTTGTGGTTGCTGCAATGGTTGGGAAGTCAATGTCAGCATAGTTTGCGGTAGTGCCCACATACACAATCTCCCAATAGTCATTGCCATCACTGTTGACCAACCAGTCCATGCTGATCACTGCTTTTTGGTCTTTGAGCAGGTCTACCTGTGTTTTAGAGTTGGCTACATCTGCACCATTCTTGCGTAGCCAGAAATCAAACTGTCCTGGCTGGTTAGTAACTGTCAATGTGGCCTGCAAACTCATGATAATCTTATACCAACCTGACACATTGATGTTGATGTTGCCAGTGCCTGATATTGTTACACCACTGTTGCTTAGTGTTGTATCTAATGGCATGGTATAGATGGTGTTCTGTGCGGCAATAGCAAAGCCAGTGGCATTGGTATAGGCAAACTCACCAAATGTGCGTGTGTAGTTTACAGCCGCTGATGTCAATGCTGTGCCAGCAAAGTTTTGTAGTGTAACTGCATCACTCTTAAATGTAGTGACTGCAGGTGTAAAGCTAGCTACTTCACTTACAGTATTTCCACCTGCTGTGGCAGTAGGAGTTGCTGTGGCTTTAATTGTAGTAGCACTGAGTTTGCTTTCTAATAATCGCACCACTGTCATTGTCGAGGTGTTTTGATCACCGTTGGCAACATCAAAAGCAATTGCACTATCACCAGTTGCGCTGTAAACGCCTGAAACCTGACTTAGATTGTATGCAGTTCCGTTAGATCCAGCAGCTTGCAATCTAAAACTTGCACCATCTCCTGTGGCTGGTGTTGTTGTAGTAGTAACTGAATTTTTCAAAAACACAACTGGTCGTGTACCCGCTGTAGTACCACTGCTTCTGTTAAAAGTTGTTGTACTATCAATATTACCAATAGTGTGACCACCTGCGGCAAAGTTAGCGTAGGTTGTAGTACCAGCTTGGTTTTGAATGTTCCAAGTTGCGCTGCGTAGGTTAGCAGTACTGGTTGTAGTAGTACCTTGTTGGAAAGTAAAAGCATCACTGCGATATGTGGCTGCGTTGGGGCTGTGATCAATGTAGTTTACGCGGTTGGCTGTGCTCATTGACACGCCAGTTGGAAAACCACGCACACGGAAGCCTACACCAGCATTGGTTACTGTGGTACCGTTGTCTGCAAACACTTCTCTAGCATACAGCTGAATCTGTGCTGGCACAATGCTGGTTGTACCACCACCGCTGTTGACTGTGGCAATGTTGTTGGCAAAACCAGTGGTAGCATAACCGTCACCGTTAAATGTGACTAGAACTTGGTTGTTGGCTGCTGCTGTGGGTGCAGTATTGGTACCAGTAGCGCCACGGCCCACATAACCTGCGCTGGTGTTAGTGCCAGCTGTGGTATCACCGCTGTAGTAAACAACCTGTAGCTGAGCACCATAGTTAGAACCAGAACCAACCGTTAGACCGTTGGTAGAACTGATTGTGCTTAGGCCGCTGGACGGTGGTACCCAACTTGTGTTGCGGCTGGCAATAATGTTACCTAAGATATAGTTGCCATCCGTGATGTTGGTATCAGTTTCTGTAGTAACCACTAACTTACCAGTGCCGTTGGGTGCAACTGTGATGTCAGCGTTGGTGCCTTGTGTAACTGTAATAGAACCGCTGTTGGTACCATTATTGGTGTTAAGCACCAAGTTGCCAGTGCCATTGGTTGTCAATGTGGCTGTGGCGTTGGCATCACCAATTTGAACAGTATCAGCAACAAGATCAACATCACCTGTGCCATTGGGCGTAATTAAAATATCACCATTGGCACCAGCAGTTAAAGTTATAGTACCTGCATTTACACCTGCGGCTGTTTGTAAGATTAGGTTGCCTGAAGTTGTGCTGATGGTTTGATCTGTGTCAACGCCAATGCTGACATTGCCAAATGTTGAGCCACCACCACCTGGCAATGCCCAGGTCACATTACCTGCACCATCTGTTGTTAAAACTTGGTTAGCTGTGCCATCTGCGTATGGAAACTTGTAGCTTGGAAAATTAGTTGTGCCATCTGCATTGAAACTCCATGTGCCTGTAACACCTGGCACAAGAGCACCATCAGTGTGAGTATAGGTTAATGCAGCAGTATTAAGAGTTAATTGACCACTACTATTACCAGGTGAGCTATCTGTAGCAGTGGCAGTTATAGAACCACCACCTGCTGTGTTGCTGGCAAGAGCTAATGGAGCACCACTAACAGTATTTGCTACACCGCCAACAGTAACACCATTGGCACTTACGCTGGCAAATGTCACTGCATCTGTGGTTGCAACAGGCTGACCAATAGCAACACTTACTTCTGTGCCACTTACTTGACTTACAGTAACACCTGTGCCATTGCTGAGTTTTACAGTATCAGTTGTGCTATCGCTGCCTACTAGGTTTAGGTTAGCGCCACCAGTTGTGCTGCTGGCATTGAAATCATAGGTTGTGTTGGTATCAGTGGCAGCAATTGTAATTGTGTTGGCATCTGTTCTTGTTACAGTTACATTTGAACCATTGGCAAATTTAATAGTGTCAGTAGTTGAATCACTGCCCTGTAAGTTAAAGTTAGCGCCACCAGTTGTGCTGGATGCATCAATGGTATAAGTTGTACCAGTTAAAGCATCTACATAAGTTTTGGTTGTTAGGTCAGTGCCAATAGTAGGACCAGCAGGATTGATGCTGGCATACATGGTATTGCCATCATAGATGCTGATGCTGTCACTGCTTGGACCAAATACACCAGCCGTATATTCACCAGTGCGAATGCTTAGTGGATTTGCTGATCCATCTGTTCTAATGTTGATAAATTTACCATTGTTGGGATCATTGGTATTGAATACTGCTGAAATAGCAGTGGCACTGGCTGTGGCATTAGGTGCTTCAACTCGAAATCCACTGGTATTACCAGTTGTTGATTTAAATGTAGGACGATTTAATCTGTTGTTGTTTTCGCTGTAAAGAAAGTCAGTGCTTTGTGCTAGGTTAATTGTGTCGCCTGTGACTGTTAGATCATCTGCAACAGTTACTGAACCTGCGTTCATTGTTAGTGCAGTAGTACCACCTGAGCCTTTGATGTCATTGCCAGTAACAGTTAGATCACCAGCTACAGTGACATTGGCACCATTGAGTGTAACAGCAGTAGTACCACCTGAGCCTTTGATATCGTTGCCAGTAACCGTTAAATCACCAGCTACAGTGACATTGGCACCATTAAATGTAACAGCAGTAGTACCACCTGAAGCTTTAATATCATTGCCAGTAACTGTTAAATCACCAGCAACTGCAACATCTGCACCACTAAGAGTTAATGCTGTAGCTGAAGAAGATTTAATATCATTGCCTGTAACAGTTAGATCACCAGCAACTGCGACATCTGCACCGCTAAGAGTTAATGCTGTAGCCGAACTAGATTTAATATCATTGCCAGAAACTGTTAAGTCGCCATCAATTTGTAAATCGCCTGCGTTGTTTAACGCCATTTTGGTGTTGGCAACAGCACCCGCTGTCATCAAACCAAAATTCATTTCAAAGTCTTCGCTGCCTGGTGTTACATCTGTACTAGTTACAGCAATGTAGCCAGCTCGTTCTGTATTGCCTACGGCTGTTTCAACTTCATATTCTAAACTGTTACCAAAACCTGTTGCTGGAGTGCCTGTGCTTTGAACTGCCAATGTCAAGCTTCTAACATTGACATTGGTACTGGGAGTATTTCTGATTATTCTAGTTGGCGAAGTAAAGTTGCTGACAATGTCCACATTATCAGCAGCAGTGAGTGTAAGATTGCCTGTAGTAGTTGTAATAGTATTGTCATCTGCCACCGCAATGGTGATGTTACCAAACTCAGCATCTGGTGCAATAAATGTGCCATTGATGGTCAAATCGCCATCAACCACTAGGTCATTGTTGACAGTGGTTGTGCCTGTGCTTGCACCAATGTTGATGGCGGTAGCTGCATTGCCCAAGTTAATTGTAGTGGCATTTGCAGGAAAGATGTTACCAGTTGTGGCTGTGGTTAGAATGTTACCACTTAAAACAACAAGATCGCCGCGTACTACCACATTGCCTGAACTGTCAGGAATGGGTGTAGCTGCACCACCATACAAACTGGTTGAGTTTGATGAACTTACATCTTGGTTTGGTGGTGTTCCATATAAGCTTGAACTGCTTGTCATTGTGGCTCCTTATTTGATGTTGTACTGACGGTACTGTCTTGGTTGCCACACTGAAGTTAATCGTGTGTGTCCACCTGACCATTTGCCTAGATTGTTTTGGTCTGAAACTACATTCCAGGCCTGTTGATACTTGCCTTCATAAATGGCAGCATCTTGTTCATTGTGTCGTTTGAGATAGTATTCGCGCAAGGTTGCATATACATAACCTTCTGGCCAAGTTTGTAATACTGCGTTGTTTTCAACTGTCAAACCTGTTTGTGTAATACCTGTTACTGTGCCACCTGTGGGGCTTGTGCCACCAGTTGTGGTTGCTGTAATGCTGTTTGGTCCAGTAATGCTGGTAACAACAGTGGTGCCACCTGTACCAAATGAACCTGTACCATCTGTTGCATAAATTTCATCGCCAGGCTGTAGGTCACCCACAGTGGTCATGCCACTGATACCAAACAACCAAGGACCAGAGCCGCTAATAGGATTCACACTACCAGTGGCGCTGATAACTTCATCAGTGATAGGTGCAAACAACAAAGGCCAAGCTTTGTAGTAATACAAGTTGATTAGGTCACCTTCAGCAATGTAAGGTAAGAATTGATACTTGTTGTAAACTTCTGAAAACTTGCCGCGGATAACTGCTGGCACATTCACTGGCTGCAAGTACAACTGTGCAATCATGCTTTGTGTAATAATATCTCTATCACCAATGCGGTCATACACAATCCAAGGACCAGTTTGACTGCTTTGGTTACCAGTTGTAGCAAATACCAAAGTACCACTCACTGTGCCAGTGTTGGCAGCACTTAGCGTAATAACTGTGCCAATACCACCTGAACCGCTGATGTTGGTAACTGTGGCACCTGTAGCAATGCCAGTGCCACTGACCAACATGGTAGTGGTAATTGTTTGAGCAGGAATGCTGGTCAGTGTAATAGTGGTTTGTCCACTGGTACCTGTTGCAGTAGCAGTGGTTGTAACTTGTGCGCCTTGTTTGAAAAACAAGATAGGCTTGTTCATGTCACCTGGAATAGGCACGCGACCATTGGCATCAGCTATGCCAATGTTTTCTGGTGCGTATGGATCTGATCTCAATGCTGGTAATTCAATGTTACGCATTGACATCTCTGCCATAAAGATGCACTGTTTGATTTCTGCATCGTTTGAACTGCCTGTGAAATCTTTGATGAAATCAACTAAGGCGTTGGCGTTGGGTATGTTGAACATGGATTAGTGTCCTTGAAAGTATTTGTTTTCACCCTTCTTGGTAGGGTAAGGCACACTCACTGGAATAGGTAATCGGCCACCTGGGTAGCAAATGTATTCTGGATATTCAGATTCTACCACTCGGTAGAACTGTGCCTTTAATGTTCTGTCGTGCTTGAGGGCATTCCAAGGAATACCATCAAAATATTGATCACTGATGCGAATACTAATCACATACGGCAGTTCCATCCATTTGTAGGTTAACTTGCCATCTTCACCAATGGGCGCTAGTGGATCTGGTACGCCTTGCTCTGCTGCATGTCTGTAATTTTTACAGCGCAGCTTGATTTCTTCTGTGTTTTGCTGTTCGCGCTTGATGTAGAATTTACCATCTTCGCGCCCAGTTGTAGTAATGATATTGCCTGACTTGTTGGTAGCAGTTCTAGTCCAATCGCCCTTCATGCTGCGATATAGGTCATTATTGTTGCGTAACAAGCGATCTGCAACACCATTGTGGTTGGTTACTACGCCGCCGTGATCTTGGCGGTAGTAATCCCAGTTCTTTTCTGGGTCTGTATTATCTAAAAATTCTGGTTGGTCTTGGGTGCTCATAGTAGTTATTTAGTGTCAAAAAGAAAGGGCCCCTGAGAGCCCTTTCCTGTTACCCTAATATTTCTATTAGTGATTAAGGTGTAACATCGCCTGGTCCAAAGTTGACACGGCTTACAGTTGCACTTGCACGAGGTGTGGTTACCAATGAACCAGTGTTTGTGATGTTGTTCAACATCGCAACACCAGCTGGGTTACGCACAATTAGTGTACCTTCAAGCAAGAACTGGTCTAAGCTAGCGTCAGCGTTTGAGAACACTTCGTTGTTAGGACCTAGGTCACGCAAGCTACCCCACTGAACAACATCTTCGTTCAAGAAGTAGATGCTGTTGCTTACACCAGCTTGATCCATGATCCAAGAATCAAAGATTTCGTAAGTGTAGTTGAAGTCACCTTCGTAAGTCTGGATTGTGTCGCCACGCTCAACATTACGACGGTTGATGCTTGTGTTGCTGGAACCAATGTTATCACTGATGATAGTTCTCAGTGAAGTTGGAGCAACCATAGTGCGGATCTTGGCGTTGTAACGCTGTTCAGCTGTGGTTACCAACTGCTTGTACAGTACAGGGCTAAACACCTGGTTGGTGAATGTACCGTTGTAGTAGTAGTTACCGTTAGCGTAGATACGCAATGCGTTGCTGATCTGTGTTGCAGAGTCAGTGTCTTCGTTGTTGTAGAATGTGTCCAAACCACTTACAGAACCTGAAGTAGTGTTGAAGCTCATTGTACCTGCGAACGAAGCCAAAGAACCCATACGACGACCAGTTTGACCAGCTGGTAGACCAGCGGCTGCACCTGACTGGCCAGCGTATTTGGTACCAATTTGGTCGTTACGAACTAGTTGTAGTTCCACATCGAACATGAGTTCGATCAACTGCTTGACTTCTTGGTAAGCCTGTGGGTCACCACCAGCCTGCATCACTGCGCGGGCTGTACCGCTGGAAGCGATAACAGTTGAGAAGATCTGAGTATAGTTACCCAGGTTGTAACGCTGATTGCTTTCAGCATTGGCTGTAGAAACAGCAGCACCTTCAAGCTGTGCCTGTACAGCTGGAGCACGATAAATGTCATCAGTCCACAATGGTAGTGTGCTGTTAACCTTACGCTTCTTGCTCATACACATGTTTAGAACAGGAGTGTCATCTTTAACTCTGTTGGAAACATCTAAGTCTAAGTCCTTGACAACGATGTCACTGCCATAAGCTGTTGTACCGTTACCAATCTGACTGGTTGTAATTTCGGCCATGATTTTCTTCCTTTAAAAAATGGTCTATTATCTACCACCTCTGGTCTGTCGCAATCTTTGCAACTGAGCTACCAAGAGGTTGTCGGCGGCTTTCTTGTCGCCTTTATTGGCTTGTTCACGAAGTTTTGCGATATCACTATCTCCACCACGGTTAGATCCTGTACTGCTGCCTTTGCGCTGAGTTAATGCAGCCATGCTTGAGCCGGCACTTTGAGTCTTGGGCTTGTCCCTATATCTTAGACCATCTCTAACTAGGCTTAGTAAAGCTTCATCAGAACTGATCAAATCAATATTGGGCACTCCTGGAACGATTTCACTTTTTGCACTGGGCCAGATTTTGCTCATCTTATCACGGATCTCGTTGTAGACATATTCATTCCGCAACTCTTTATCCTGAAAGTTCTTGCGATTGGTCTCAAGAACCTGCGCCACCTGCTGGCTTCGTACTTGACGAAACTGATCTACCGCAGGCTTTAGCTTGCTGATAGCTTTTTGCTGATGACGGATGTACTGCTCATTCTGTGCCATGCTTGCCTGAATCCTTGCTATTTGTGCAGGATCCTGTGTTCTTGCCAATTGCTGTTGAAAAGTTGTTTGATAACCTTGTGTTTTCAAGATTTCATCATAAGCCTTTTGCAGCTTGGGTTGAACAGTGAATTCCATTGCAAGAGCTAACCCCTCTTGCCTTGCTCGAACATCCTTCAAATACTCATCAAATTCTGCTCGTTCAATCTTGAGTTGGCGTGCTTCTTCGTGTATTGCTGATCCTTGTCCTAGAATTGCTGCGGCTTTCTTAGCATCAATGATGACTTCTTTGCCATTACGCATAAACTTAAATTTGGCTTGAGGATTACTCTCAGCAAATTCAATAAAGTCAATCAAATCTTCTGCTGTAGAATTTGTACTGTCAGTGCTTACAGCCTCTTCTGGCTGGGCATCTGCTTCCAAATTGTCGCTGGCTAATTCTGCTTCTGCGGAATCTGCAACTTCGGCTTCAACATTATTGTTGGGTGCCACAGGGCTGGACTCTGCTGCCGCATTATCTGTACCTGTTGCAGCTTCTTCTGGTTGCTGTCTAATCTGGTTACGCAGCGTTTGTTCACGCATTGCGGTCATTTTAGCTGCAATTGTATCCATACTTGGAACTGCGCTTTGATTAGCGTCCGCCGCACCTGGGTTAGGACTAATCGTTGTCGTTTGCATATTTTATCCTTTTCTTGAGGGCCATAGTGGTTACCTCTGGATTTATTTAGTCTGGACGAACCACCTGGTCAGCAGTTTGTTCAGCTCTTAATAATTGATTTCTACGATATACTGCACTTTTCAGTGTATTAATAAAACTATCAATACCTGCAAGTTGATTTGCAAGAGCCACACGCTCTGCGTTGGCCTCTGCTGTGTGAGTTCTAATATTGGCCATAGCATCATTTACTTCAAACTTGAAGTGATGTATAAACATGGCCAGGTCACGATTCTTAATCAGTGCTTCTGCTAAACTGCCATAGCTTTTAACAGCGTCACGCTGACTGGGTGTTAACTTTTTAGGGTTGCTGGTGTCAACGGTCAATCTTTTGTTGTAGGCATCTACCGCTTCTTCTGAGATCATTGCATTTCCTTTTTTAAATTATTAGTGACCGTAATCTTGTGGACGACCAGTTTCAGTGCTGGCAGCTAAACTCATAAAGTTCAGCTGGCTGTCTGCATCTTCTCCTGACACTTCAGCAATAATCTGCTGAGTCTTAGCATCATTGAGTTTAGCACTACTGATATTCTTCTGATCTTCTGGACTTGGTCCTTTGTTCTTGCGTGTTTCTTCAGCTTGCTTGATCATAGCAATGACTTCTTCATCGCTTGGCAAGTAAGAGCCAGAATCTTTGACACCCAACACATACAAGGTATCCACAAAAGGCTTTTTGACCTTTTGGAATATCTCAGGTGTAAGTGTACCAGCTGCTACCATGCCCTGCACAGTTTCATACAGCTGAGCCTGTGTCTTCTGAATCAGTTGTTGACGACCCAAAGCGTTTTCTTGACTCAGCATACCTAAAGCCAGTTCCATTTGAATCTGCTTGCGATCACAAAAGTTCATGTCATCAAACGCAGCAAAGTCTAAGAACACAGGCTGCTTGTCTGGGTGGCTGCTTTGTGCCAGTTTCTTAACACCATAGTCATCACCGTACTGGATTAAGGTGCGCCATACCAACCAAAGTGCTTCTTTGAGACCTTCAGCAGCATTGCGAACTGTGTTGTCTTGAATAATTTGGTTAGGGCTTAGAGCCATTTGTAGTTTAACACCTGAGTTGCCTGGTGCCATAACTTCTGGATTAAACACATCCTGTGGAGTGGTCATACCAACCATGGCCATGGTATCTTGTTGAATACGATTCATAGCCACTTCAAGGAACTGTAGGTTGCCTGAAGGAGGTGGCATTTGATAGATGTCTTTTTGTGGATCAAACTTTGAATCTAAGATAAAGATAGCAGCTTCGCCATCCTGCATCATTTCAAAGTCAACGCGGTCTGGCTTGACACCAATGCGCGGTGTAGCAGTCAGCAAGCCCAACTGGATCTCAGCACGGGCAGCTGATGTTTGATATTCCTGCATGGGAATAACTGATTCGCCAATGCTCATGCCATAGAAGTTGCCTGGCAGGGGTTTTGGACACATGTTGGCTACAGGAATGAATTCTACTTCTTTGGCGCTGATGATGTATGAACCTGAATAGATCAATTCAATTAGTTCTAGTTCACCATCACCATCAATGTCATACTTGTTCCATACAGTTACAATACTAACTTGGCGACTGTCTGGATCTGCTGATGCTGCACTTGAAACTGGAATACCCATAACAGGCACAGAGTCTCTGGCGTGAATGGCCAAGTTGTTTAACACTGAACCAGCTTGATATGCGCCGTTCATGTTGTATTCTGCATGGCGCTCAAATTCTTCTAAGTTATCTGTAATGCCAGGATACAGTTCTGTGGCTTCCTGAATAGTCATTGGATCATAGAATCCGCAGAATGGCTGGTCACGCATTTCAGGCACAGTAGGATCACAAATCCAGTAGTGCTGTGCAATAGGGTGGAACTTGATGTTGATGTTGTAGCCAGTTAGCTTGTACTTGGCCTTGTAACTGGTGTGACGACTGATGGCCTTACTTAAAATTTCTTCTTGTGTTTCAATGTTGGCATCATAAGCTTCAGCAGCAGCTTCTAGGCCCAAGTCATCTTGCTCTTCAGGCAAAGTGCTGAGTCTTTCCATGATGTTGTCAATTTGACCCTGCATCTGCTCTTGATTGTTTTCACCCATCAGCTGCTGGATTTCTGCCATAACAGCCTGCATGTCCACTGACTCTTTACGACGGCTTTGACGCAGGGTTGTTAGACCACTGGCAGCAGCCTGCTGTTCAAATGCTCGCAGCTGATCTTGTGTGCCTGTGATTTCTACATAGCGAGTGATTGCTTCACGAATAGGCTTGATCATCATCATGCCATTTTTGTGCATGGCTGAATCCATGACCCAACGCTCTAAGATAAAGTGTGGATCATTCATCTGATTCACAACCTTGCTGACCATGTTGGTTGCTTGACGAGCTGCTGTTTCATCCATTTCATCTTCAGCAACAAATTCAAAGTTAATTTCACCGTTGGGCAGTAGGCCTTTGGTAATAACTGCTGTTGCATAATCTACAACAGGTTTTACTGAAGGGTGAATATAGTCAATGCCGTTTACAGGTGCAGTTGAATCAGTAACAGCAAGGCAGAGGTAGTGATAATCAGTGGCGCGGTTTACAGCATTTTTGGTGCCTAGGTAGCGCAGGTAGCTAGCCATTTTGACATCCATCTGATTCTTCATACGCACAAAAGTGGCGTTGATTTTTTTGTTCTGATTAATGTCCTGAACGGGCGTGTTTTTAATATCCAGCATCGGGTTGGTTTCCTTTGGTCATGGATTATTTAGTCTGGTAAGATAATGTGCGGACGAGTAAGTTCGTCAGCCAAATCACAAACCATGCATTTGTGCGTGGCTGCATCTTCAGGTGTTAAAGGTACCACTGTTGCTGGCAAATTGATATCTGCACACAAAGCTTGATAGGTACTGCTGTGTCGTTCACACATGATTACAGGTGCTTTTTCTGCTACCATAACCAAAAATAGTGTGGGTTCTGGTGCTGCTAGGGGTGTTGTTTCCATGTTTATCCTTTATAATATTGCTCTGGGTATTGTTTCATTCTTCTGCGTATTGTTCTGACATCAACATTATGAGCGCGACCAGCAGATAATAAACTAGGAAATCGCCCAAGCGGAGTTGTTATTCTTATACCGCGTTGCCTATTTTTTGTAAAGCAATCTTTTAGATTATCTAAATGTGTGCCAGCAAATAAATGTGCAGGATTTACACAAGAAGGATTATCGCATTTGTGGCAAACAACTTTTCCATTTATGTCTAAACCTGCTAAATGCGTAGCACTAAATCTATGTGCTTTTACATCTTTTCTTGGCTCGCTACGAAACATACCATACCCATCTGGATCTTTCCAGCCTTGCCATTCCCAACAACCATTAGATTGTTTGCTAACTTTTTTAAAAAATCGTTCAATAATAGTATTCATAATTGTATTATACATTAAACTGTTGGATCATACGATTTTTTCCACGCCGGAAGTTTAGATTCATCTCTGGGCTTGTATAACTTGTCGCGAGCTGCTGCCATGCGCTGTTGCGGTGTGCGATTGTCCCAATTTTCAGCAATACCTTGTAAGCAGGCCAGCAAAGCATATCTTGCTGAGTCAATGGTGTCATCTGGATCACTAAAACGACCTTGCTGATCCACATAATAGTTTTGTGCGTCACTCAAAAACTTCACACAGTTGGCATTGACTCTTAAACTGCCAATTTCCAACATCTGACGCATTTGGTTAATGCCATAGCTTTTGTGATTGGTTATGCGTCCTTGGCTGTCAGGCGGATTCATAATAGGCTTGTGATACACATTGAGTTCATATGACTCAAACAGTTCACGAATAGAGTTGGCACTCATAGTGTATCGCCCAGGTGTACTGGCATCTGGAGGTAATACGATAGGAGTACCAAAAACTTCAGGGCGAAGTAGATGATTAATATATTGACTAGGAACGGCTTCCTCAATGCCTTGTACAATAATTTGTTTATGTAGATAAGCAACACGCTCATATGGCTCCCAATACATTAAACTTATCACAGTTTGGTCATTGACTAGACCCAAGTCCAATGCAATCACACGCTGTATGTTGGGTATGCGAGCAAAATCAATTTCACCTGTGTTATAAGTTGGCCAATCACGGATCTGAAACACAGCGCCCTTGCCCATAACTGGCTTACCAGCAATACGAGCTTCTCGCTCATGCGGTAGATAGTCTCGTTCCAGCTGACGACGAGTTTCTTTCAGCAGGAATGGTTGTCCCCAAGGATCGTACTCTGGCACATCATCCCAACTGACACGAATATATTCATAGCCTTCTTCTTTGTTCCAAAACTTTGATACTAGTCCATTGAGACCCTTGAGCGGAGTAAACGAACACAATACTTTACCTTGTGTAGTAGCCGTTCTAGTAACAATCTCACTGAAGAAGTCATCTGGTGGCTGTTCATCAAACACAGCCAAATTAAGTTTGAAACCCTGTAGTTGTCTGACCTCTTGCGTATAGTTGGCAAATAAGAGATAGCTGTTAGCACCAGATTTATGACGGATCTCAACACCAATACAGTTAGCCCCATCATTCCGCATAGTATCAACAATAATGCAATCACGAGGTATTGCACCAGATCCCAACTGCTCTGTAATTTTAACATCCTGTGTGCCTAACAATTCATTTTGCAATACCAAGGCCACCTGGCTCCAACCTTCACCAGCTACCATGCAAGTTATAGCTTGATCAAAGCGATGGCCATCCCACCACTCAGGATACTGTCCTGTCAGGTGCATGGCTGTTTCATAGCAGGTTGATGTGGTTTTGCCCACGCGGTTGGCAGCAAGAATGCCACGGCGATCAGCTGAGCCAGTTTTAAAAAAATCTCGTTGGTGCTCAAATGGCCTAAAGTATTTGAGTTGATTGTACTGCATGTCATCTGCAATACCAATAACTAGATCCTGCAATTGATTCCGCAGGTTACTGGGCCATCGAGTATAGGTCTCTGGTGCTACGCTATTTTCATCTAGAACATAACGCAAGGCACGAGCCATTATGACATCAGTGCCTAGCATGTTAATCCTGTTGTTCTATTAGTGTAGCAATAAAGTGTTCAAGGTCAGTGTCATCAAAACTCATTTCCCAAGTACTGGTACCTAGGTCACGATCCTCACGAACAAACTTGACCATCAACAAGTCACCACAACGAGTAAACTCAGCATCAACACGAGTACATGCAGTTTTAGTAATGTTAATCATTGTGGTTTCTCCTCAAAGGGATAAGTTTGACTCAGCACAGCTAGATTATCTAATGCTTGGGTTAGGTCACGGATCTCTTGAGCACTAGCAGTCCAAGTGCTGGGATCAGCAAGTTCTGTGGGCTTGTTGGTCAGCACGGCCTGCAATCTTTCTGCTACCAAACGCATACAATGTTGGATCTGACCAGGAAAGCGTTGTGTAAACGCTTCCCTATTGGCCTGATTTACTTTTTGCATTATTTTGACATCACGAGTCATGCGTTCTTGTTGCGCCTGATCAATCATGCTGTCTCTTGGATTCATGATTGTAGATCCCAAGGATTGTTCTTGACTGAATCATCCAAGCTAACAAATTCACGGTCAATCCATACATCCCATTGGTTTGAGTTGTTGACACGGAAGCTTTGCATCATGGCTCGCAAGCGTTTGCCCTGCGGAGTTAGTGTACCATCTTCGCGCACAGCCACTTGTTCACCAGTGCGTGGATCAATCATCTTGATCACTTCTGGTCTGCTGCGACCATACTTGTCAATCTTTTCGCCCCAAGGCATTGGCTCAATAGGACCTAATACTTCATAGCTGATCATACCATTCTTGTACTTGCGGAAAATAGTAGATACTTTCTTGTCCTGGCTACGCATTTCAAAGTTAGGATGCGGAACCACATTACAAATAAACAAGTTCTGTGTGTTGGTACGATCTGGTAAGTTGCGATCTCTAGCAGGTGCATCCTTGATAGGATCAACAGGAACTAGATCACCCTTTTCAATGTAAGGGTTGTCATCGCCAATGAACTTAGGATCAATTTCTAAGCCATTCAGTACATCCATGGCCACTTGATACTTGAGCTTGTTGGCACGGCCTTTGAGGTTAAGCACAATGCCAGTTTCATCAAACACAAAGCGTTCTAGTTCTTTGGCTGTAGGGAAGTCACTCATTAGACCTTCTAGGTCATATTCAGCTGCATTCATGCTGGCTGGTGCCTGAGCTGCAGGCTCCTCAGGTGTGACTATCCATTCAGTTTTGTTTTTCTTAGAGGATTTTGCAGGTGCTGCTTCTGTGGCTGGTGCCACTGCTTCTGCTGTGCCTTGATCCCAGGGATCAGGTGTAGGTGTTGTAGATTTTTGCATTTCATTTCCTTTTCTATGCGTGTGATTCAATCACACAATAATTTATCTCTGTCTAAGACAGAGATTTCAATAGGCGCTGGTAGCGCCTAAGGCACCACGCTGTCTTGTGGTCTGACGAACAGGTTTGGGACGGCGTGGTTTACTGGCTACACGAGGCTGTTTAGAACCTCGTGTAGTTGATTTTGCTGGCTTGGATGTTTTTTTCACTTGCGCTTACCAGCGTTGCCCTTGGTAGGACCGCGGCCAACATTGGTTGTATCATGCAAGCTTTCAACACCAGGAGCGCGGAAGCTCTTGTTGTCACGGCCGCGTGTTTCTAGTGCGTCTGTGACCATCTTTGCTAGGTTGGCACGCTCACTGGAGACCTTTGACTTTTCAGCCATAAAGTCTTCGCGCTTGCTACCAAACCCAGCATTGCCTGTTCTAGGTCCTTGCTTCTGGTTGATGCTTTTACCTGTAGATGTTTTTTCCATTTCAATCATTCCTTAGTATTGTTTCTTAGGACCGTAGTTCATGCCATCAGGATCGCTGGGTGATCTTACTGGACGACTGCCCTTGCTGGTCTTGCCATCACCCATTGAGTAACCTGACACATTGATAGAGTCTGGGTTGCCACGGTAATTTCCTGTGGCTTGTGGATCCCATGAGCGTGTGCCTGAAGGCTGACGCATGGTTGTTGTGTACTTGAACATGTCCTTGCCAGGCTGTACTGCTGGAGTGTGGCACTCAGGAACTGGACGATATCCATCCTTGGTCACTGGCTTGCCTACTGTCATAGGCTTGTGGTCTTGGTTGCCCTTAGTAGGACCACGACCTTTGTCTACTAAACGACCATCGTTGGAATGGCCTGACCACTGATTACCTGCAAAACGATTGGCACTGCGATTTACGCCATCGCCGGCCATACCGTTGAAATCCAGGTTTTTGTCAGCTTGTGTTTTTGCTGGTTTCATTTTATTTTCCTTTTGCGCGAGTCTTAGATGCTTTTTTAGCCGCTTCGCGTTGTACGGCATAGCTAATAGCAACGGCCTGCTTTACAGGTCTTCCTGCTTTCACTTCAGTAGCAACATTCTTCTTGAACGCTGCTTTACTCTTGCTCTTTACTAGTGGCATTCTGTGGCCCTCTTTTTAAATATTCTTCAATGACATCTTTATGTTTTTCAAGCCATCCAAGTCTTGGATTACATTGATTACATAACAAACCTCTATAAGTTCCAAGCTTGTTGTGATCATGATCAATAACCATTCGTTTAGCTTTTGCTCCACAAATTTCACAACTACTTGTAGCCCTTAGTTCATTTGCCTGTTCAGTGGTTAAACCATAATATTTTTTATTTTGGTATCTTAACTGATTTGCTTTTTGTGTTTCACTACAGTTACCATTGTTGGCAAATTTACTTTTCAGTGCTATTTTCATCTTGATTATTTAGTCTCTGGATCAACACCTACCAATTTGGCCAGTGCTGCTGCAAAAGCTGCTTGTTTGGCTTCAATGGCTTCTGAGCTGTCATTGACTTCAATTTTGGCCAAGCTGCTCATAACTTTGTTTAGTATAAGGTTGTGATACTTTAAGGTTAACTGTGTATCGTTGTTTAAGCGACTCTGCAAAAAGTCTTCAACTAAGATATCTTCATAATCACGCCCATTGGTTTTACGATCTAGTGCTTCTAATAGGCCACGCACAGTGAGCTGGTCACGACTGTTCTTTGGGCGGCCAGCACCTTCACGACGCCCTCCACGGCTGCTTGCCTTTTTTGAGTAGCGCGGGCTTTTGGTTGTTTTTTCTTGGTCTTCCATATTTTTTATTTAGCAGCCCTAAATCAGCGCGATTAAATAGCACACTTAATGAAAGGAACTGCTATGACTGAATATACCTGGACCCTGGCCACGGGCGATGATGTTGGCGATATTGTTAAGATGGCTGAACAGCATTTTCAACAAGAAATTGACACCATCTTTACTCCAGAGCCTCCCGTAATGACACGCAATCTTATATTTGCTGTTACAAACCAATTCTTTTTGCCAGGCACTGAATTGGTAGCAGTGGCTAGAGACACAGCCACTCATCAACTTCAAGCTTACACATGGGCCAAAAGCGGAGACCGCACAGTATGGAGCGATGATCCTATGGTCAGTGTTCGCATGGCGCATGTGGATCTAGCCTTGAGTGCAAGACAGCGAGTGCGCTTGGTCACAGACATGATGGATCACTGGGAAAGATTTGCTCGCTATTGTAATCATCGTGTTATTTGCAGTACAACCATGCGACATGACCAAGGTGGCTTTTTGCGCCTGCATGAACGACATGGTTATAGTGTGAGAGGATCATACGCATACAAATTATTGGATGCTGTTGAGTGAACACGACACAAGCTCGCCTGCCTATTCGTTGATGCCCAGGTTAGAAAGCGGAAAAATCACCTGGTTCTTGATGGTGTTCTTGTCCGCTTAACTTAAAGTTGAACGCAGCATCCAAATCTGTTTCTTCATTGCAAGAATTTGATCCTGTGCATAGTTGGCAATTTCAGGATAGCTTTCATCTTCTGCAATGACAATGAGGTCGCGCAAGGATTCTACTAGATGTTCAAGGTCTTGACGCACCATGTCTAACAAGAATTCACTGTCGCCATCTAGTCTGCCTGTGTCTACACGACTGTCTAATACTACTTCATTGAGGTCACAAGGCATGTATTCGTCCATGGTACGCAATAGTTCACCAATGGTATCAATTTGTTCTTGGCGATCTTCATACACACCTTTCAGCAGCTTGTGGTCACTGACAAAGTTTCGACCCACAATGTTTACATGAGCTTGGTGTGCTCTGTAATAAGCGGTAAAATTATCCTTGAAGTACTGCGTTAGTTGTTCTTGTGTTGTCATTGTTTTTCCAAATAATAATATCCGCTATTAGAACTTTTTAATTTTTTCCATAAAGTTCTAGGATTCATGTTTAGCGTTTGCTTTGCATCTTTTAAACTGTTAAACTTTCCAAAAGGTGTCATTATTGGTTTCTTATTTTTTTCTGCTGAAACTTCTCGTCCTTTTAAATGACGACCTTTGCTGACCATGTCAGCAACATTATCAGTGTGTTTGCCTACAAATAAATGATCAGGGTTAACACAACGCGGATTATCACAGCTATGACATACAAAACGATTTTTAATGTTTAGACCAGCCCATTCAGCACTTAAACGATGAGCATATTTTGGTCCATTTATTGCAATTTGTCCATATCCACTTTTTGTTAGGCTACCAATCCATTCCCAACAGTTGTTAGATGAATTTTTGTTTACCTTTGACCAGAATCTTGTTTGAATATCCATGTCACCATTGTAAACAATATGTGTTGTATTGTCAATTGTTACCATAGCCTTACTTACCTTGGTTATTGGCCACTGAGAAGTCTAGCAACTTCTGGATCATTTCTATAAATGCCAATCAATCTTTGATCACCACTGGCAATTAGGTTCTGCGCTTCTTGTCTAGTTAATGGTGCAGGTGTTGGTGCATTTAAAACTGATCGTTGTGCTTCACGCATTCTATTTTGTGCAGCACCACTGGCCAATTCCTGACCACCTTGTTGAATATAAGGTGAAGCTTCATAAATGCTGTATCCTAAACCAACAGGTCCAGCAATTCTTGCTGCCGCACCCAGTGCTGGTACAACTTTTTGTAAGGCCAACTGTTTAACAATATCTGTGGCGCGGTTAATAACACCGCCGCTAGGGGCAGCACTTACAGGTGCTGGTCCACCTGGAGGCACTACAGGTCCTGGTGCTGCGGCTACAGGTGCAACAGGCGCAGTAGGTGTTCTTACCATTGGGCGACCTTGTGCATCTAATATGGGACTAGTGGCAGGTGGTGCTACTGGTGTTGCTGCCGCTGGTGCTACTGGTGCCACTGGTGTTGCTGCCACTGGTGCTGGCATACGACTAGCAACCTTATCAGCAACAGCATCAATGGCTTTACCTATACCATATCTGCCTAATTTATAAGCGCCATATGCACCCGCGGCTGGACCAGCAATTTCTGCTAAGCCTAGACCAGTTGTAGCCAAAGCACTGGGTACAGATGATACTTCTGGAATTACAGTTGATGGTGGAGGTGGTTCAGCACCAGGCGGCTCGCGTTGTTCTCGTTCTTGTTCTTTTAAGAACGCATCAATTTCTTCATCGCTGTAACCTGCTTGTTTAGCGGCTGCTCTATCAAATGCCATTATCTAGTCCTCATCTGTTAAAAGTTTGAATAGGTGGACGACGACGAGCTTGATCTGCATAAGATGTGCCATAATTCCAATTACGATTTGCGCCATCCCATACTGGCACAGGATAATGTCTGTATGCATCAATTACAGCACCTGGATTGCGTCCATCTGCATTGTATCTAGCAATATATCTTGCTCGTGCAGCATATATCTGATCATATTCACGCTGTAAACGATTGCGTTCCTGTGACCAGGCTGCATCAAATTCTCTGCGTGTTTGCAGATCTGGTCGTTGTGCTCTAAAGTCACCACGAGCAGCCTGCAGGTCTTTGTCAAACTGGTCACGAGTCAACAAACTCAGACCTGAATATAAAGGTTGTCTTGTGATGTCCACATTGGCCTCACGGTTGGCTCTCTGTTCAGCATCAGATACTGCACCAGCGCCAGCGTTTTGTTTCAATGTCAAAGGTGCAACTTGTAGGTTAAGACCAATCTGACGATACAATACATCCTTTTGGCGTTGATTTAGATTTAATGCTGCCACACGGCGTGTTAGATCTTCCTGGTTGGTAAAATTACCTGTGATCAAGTCACGAATAATGTTGCCAACTTCAGAAGCAGTACTACCTTGACCTTGAAGCATACCAGCAATTTCTGGATTGTTCAAAATACCATCTGGACCAGTAATCTGTTCTCTACGAATTCTAGCAATGGCGCTGCCTGCAGAAGCCTTAGGACCAATATCCTCGCTGTCATATCTAATGAAGGCTTTTTCTTCTTCAGTCTGAACTTGACCAGCTCTTTCGCGTTCACGGCGTTGTGCTTCTTGGTCAGCTAAGATAGCTGCTGGTGTACCAGGTACTAGACCATCTGCTCTTGGTGCTGCTGGTGCAACAGGTCTTGGTGCCGCAGCTGGCGCAGCTGGAGGTGCTGCTGGAGGAGCAACTGCTGCTGGTGCAACTGGCTGTGGTGCAGCTTGAGGTGCTGCTGCTGGTGCAACTGGTTGTGGAGCCACTGCCGCAGGTGCCGCAGGTGCTGCCTGTGGAGCAGCTGGTGGAGCAGCAGGTGGTGCCATCTGTGGAGCAGCAGGTGCTGCTGGAGCCGCTGCTGGTGCTGGACGAGCAGCTGGTGCGCCACCTTGTATCATCTGACCAGTTTCTAAGCTGATCTGTGGTGCAGCACCGCCAACACTTTGTAAATCAAAGTTAGTACCATGTTTGGCATTGAACTCACCAAGGAATCTATTGGCAGCTTCAGGTGCGGCACCTTGTACACGCATCTGTAGTTTAGCCCAGTCGCCAGCAAGGTCAATATTTTGTCTTTGAATCTGCTGAACACGCTGCATATCCAATGTACCAGTGCTGCTTTGTGGGCGGAAGCCTGTCATTGATCTACGACCCTGATCAGTTTGAATATAACTTTGACCAGTACGCTTGTCTGTTACCACACGGCCTACTTCACCTGTGCGGTCATTGACATAAGTGCCACCCACAATGTCTAGTTCACGACGGCCACCACCAAAGCTGACCAGTTCAGTTTCGCTCATAGCAGTACCATCGCTTCTAATACCACTTACTGGTAAACCACGAGCATTGGTTTCTACTAGAATAGGATTGCCTTGTGAATCTTGTGTGCTTTGCCATGTGTTACCATAGCCGCCCCAACGATTAATTTCTTCTTTGGCAGCATCGCCTAGGCCAAGATACTGTAGAATACCAGCTCTAAAAGCACTGGCTTCTCTGGTACGACCTGGTCTGCTGAGTGCTTCAGTAATGGGTCTTAAGTCACCACTGGCAACTGCATTTTGAAATCTCAACTGACCATTGGTCAGCGCAACTTCATTCAATACTTGTTCACCAGCTCTGCGTCTAATGTCTGCGCTGTAGGCTGGATTGTTGTAAATTTGAAACAGGGCTGCTGGATTACCTTGTGCTGCAACATAACCTTCAAGCTGTTGAGCACCTGGTATAGTACCACGGCCTTCAGCTGGTGGTTCTTGACCTGGCTGTGCTTGTGCCATTGGAGCAGGTTGTGCTGCTGGTGCTGGAGCAGCAGGTGGTGCCACTTGAGGAGCAGCGCCTGGCACTGCTGGTTGTGGTGCTTGAGCTGGAAACACACCAGCTGGTAAGCCACCACTGGCATCAGCTACCAATACTGGCTGACCAGCAACAGTTTGTGCTTCTGCACCTTGTCCTGGACCTGTGTACATTTCAGCTGCACTGGCAGCAGTAAATCCACGATTAGTTGGTCCACCTAAGCGACCATTAACAATGCGTCTAACATTGTCATAACCACCATTGGCTCTTGCAGCTTCTGGACTGATAGTGCCATCTCGCAAATAATCACGCAGGCCTCTAGGACCTAAAAAGTGTGCAGCAGCAAGGTTACCTGGAGTGGCTTCAATACCATAGTTGCGTAATGCTTGGCTGTTGCGCTGTGTTAGAATCTGATTGGCTCTAGTTTGTTCTTCTAGATTCAAACTGGTAATTGGTCTATTGGCAAAGTATGGATCTCTGCGCTGAATTTCTTGATATGCGCCAGCAGTGATACCATAAGCACCATAGGCAGTGCTGGCTCTACGGCCTTGTGCATCTGGCTGATAGTGATAACCAATGTTGGGATTGGGTCCGCTTTCACCACGGCGAACACTTGCATCATAGTCAGTTTCGCCAGGCAGTCTACCAGTGGGTCTTGCAGCTGGTGCTGCTGGTCTTGGCTGCTGTCTTGGTACTGCACCTGCTGGTAATCTGCCACCAGCTTGTGCTACCTGCACACCTGGTTCTAAACCTAAGGCAGATCTTTCACCAGCAACAAATGTTTGTAATGGAGTTTGAGGCGCTGTGCCCACTGGCTGATATACTTCACCAGTTTCTGGATTGATGGCCATGCCTGGTGGCGCTGTGGGTGCCACTGGTGCTGGTTGTGTGCGTTCTGTGGTTACAGTTTGTGTACCATCTGCACGAGTTTCAACTGTTTCGCTGCTGACAACATCACGAGGGCGTGGAGCAGCAGGTGCAACAGGTTCTGGTGCTACTGGCTGTGGTTCACCTAAAGGAGGCAAATCTTGTATTTCAATTTCGCCTCTTCTGTCTACAACAGGTGCAGTTACAGCGCCGCTGGTTTGTGGCCCAGCTGGCATCATAAAGCCCTGCGCTAGTGCAAGAACACGCTGTTCTTCTTCTCTGCGTCGACGCTCTTCTTCCTCTTGACGCAGGCGTTCTTCTTCTAGCGGATCTTGGTATGTCATACCATATGGTGTAAATGCCATGTTTTATTCCTTGTCAAGCGCAGGAAGTTTACTATAATCAACCTGTAAAATACCATCTGGATTACGGCTAACAGCATGAGCGTAGCGTGGGTCACGCAACAGATCCTGCGCCATAGTTCCGCGTCTGGGTGTCTTGTCCCAAACATAGTTAAATTTGTAAACTGGCACGCCTTCACGGGTACCAATGCGTTCAATGTTTTCTTTGACTCGTCTATCACTCAGCAACATACTGCCCAACACAGCGCCACCAAGGCCACTGCCAAAGTTGAGACCCATGTTGTAACTGCTCTGATTGCCTGTGGTTGTACCACCTTGTGTACCACGGAAGTCTGGACTGTAGCTGGCTGCTGGAGTACCAAATATCACTGAGGCATACTGGTTGTAAAGCTGTTGTGGTGTCATTGCAGCTGAAACTGCTTGACCGCTGGCTCCAATAGCTTGACCAATACCTGCTTGACCAAGGTTTGCCAACTGGTTTGCTGCTTGTGCTCGTTGTGCTTGAATACCTGCTTGTACTTGTGCAGCAGTTTGCATTTGCGCTGATTGTGTTGCACCTGCCAATTGACGACCTGCCAAGGCTTGACGAGCACTGCCTAAGTTTCCAGTGCCACCAAACTGTGCTTCTTGCTGTGCCACATTCTGTGCATACTGTCCTTGTGCTGGCGCCAGTGCTGCCATGATCTGGTTGGCTTCGTAGTTGGGATCAAATAAACTTTGTAAGCCAGTTATGCCTGTGCGTAGCGCACTTTCACCAGTGCCACCCAGGGCTTCTTGTGCTTGTAAGGCTGTGCGAGCTTGATTTTGTGCTGCATTTAATACACCAGGAGCATTTAGGTTATAAAGTCCAGTGGCTCCAGTGACAGCTTCTCTGTAGGTTGGCGCAACAGTTCCTGTGAAGAAATCTGTCTGCGCCTTGATCATGTCTTTTTGTTCTTGCGTCAATGACGGAGTGTTGATTGTGGTTGAACTACCACCGCCTTTTCCCATGCTCATAGTTGGTATTCCTCGTAATATGGTTTATTTATGGATCTCATTTTAGAGACTCGCTTTACCGCCAGGCGTAGCTGGTATTCTCATTTGGGGTGCGGGTGGTGGAACAAATGCTGGTACAGCACCTCCACTGCTCTTACCGCCAGGTGTGCCAGGAATGCTCATTGCACCGCCCATGGCATTGCCCAAGAATGGATTACCACCTGCCAACAATACCTGAATCTGTTGAGCAGTCAACGGTTGTGCCATTTGTTGTAGGCCAAACGGTTGTGCTGGTGCAAAAGGACTTGATCTTGCTAGACCAGCATCAAACTCTTGTCCAGTTGGTCCGCCAGTTTGAAATGGCGCTGTACCCCAATAGTAACGACTTTGCACTGGGCTAGTGGTATTATACTGTGGCACTGCCTGCATGAATCCAGGATTTAAGCCTACTGGAACTCTTGCTGTAGGAACTGGTGTAACTGGTACAACTGGTGCAGGTGTAACTGGAGTTACAGGGGTAACTGGAGTTACGCCGCCACCATCTCCTCCACCGCCATCTCCTCCACCATCTCCTGAATCACCGCCATCTCCTCCAGCATCGCCTGTGTCGCCGCCACTGTCACCTGTGTCTCCCGTATCACCTGTATCACCTGTGTCGCCAGTATCGCCCGTGTCTCCCGTGTCTCCCGTATCACCTGTATCACCTGTGTCGCCAGTATCGCCCGTGTCTCCAGTATCGCCTGTGTCACCAGTATCACCAGTGTCCCCAGTATCACCAGTATCGCCAGTGTCCCCAGTATCTCCTGTATCACCTGTATCGCCAGTATCTCCTGTATCACCTGTGTCAGCACCGCTGTCACCAGAATCTCCAGAATCACCTGAGTCACCTGAGTCACCTGAGTCACCTGAGTCACCTGAGTCACCAGAATCACCTGAGTCACCTGAGTCACCTGAGTCACCTGAGTCACCAGAGTCACCAGAGTCACCAGAATCACCTGAGTCACCAGAATCACCACCGCCTGCATCACCTGCATCTGCACTACCAGCATCACCAGAGTCACCGGCATCGCCTCCGCCACCATCACCACCACCATCACCACCGCCGTCACCACCGCCGTCACCACCACCATCGCCATCAAATTCTGGCAAACCAGTGTTGGGGTTGATACGGCCACTACCACCATGCTCTTTGAGCAATGCTGCTTCTTCTGGATTGATGTGGGCTAGAATGGTATCTTCAC